TCGAAGCCATCTTCGACGGAGACGAGGCGGCGGAGGTCAAGAGCTTTTACAACGACTGCAACGGCGGTGTGTATTTATACGCCCGTCTTTACCGCAAGGATGCGGTATTTGCAAATACAAAACGACGAAAACGAAAGAAGGAGTAACAAAATGAAGTGTGAAAAGTGCAAGAAACACGAAAACTGTCCGCTTGAGGCGGTATTAAGCGAGGAGCACAGAAGGGTGATGTGTCATAGCTATGAAGAAGTAACGGGAGAGGATCCTGCGCCCGAGGCTGACAGCGCAAAAAAGGACGACGTCAATCATCCTTCGCATTATGAGACGGGCAATTATGAGTGCATCGAGGTCATGTGCGAGATCTTCGGGCGGGAGGCAGTCAAGAGCTTTTGTCTCTGTAATGCGTTCAAGTATATATGGCGTTGCAAAAAGAAGCACAAGAGCCCGACAACCTGCCTTGAGAAAAGCCGCTGGTATTTAAGCAAGTATCTTGAGCTTGATGCGCTCCCGAAAACAAACGAGGATATTGTGCGCGAGGCGAGCACGGACGAGCTTGCGGCTATATTGATGTGCCCGTACGGCGATGACACGGATATGTGTATTATAGATGACGGAACGTTAAACTGCAACGAATGTATCAAACGATGGCTTAAGCAATGAGGTGACAGAGATGATGAGACTGTATTTTTGTCACCGAAAAGGAGAAAAACGGGGTTTATACATAATAGCGCCTACAGAAAAGCAGGCGCGGCATAAGTACGCTTTTGCGGCGAGGACGTCTTTTCACGATATTACAGCTGACGGTGTTGATATCGACGTGGATCCCGATGAGCGCGAGTGCATTGTATACCCGAACAGTATGACAGCACAGATGTACGGTATCGAATACACCGATGAAGAGAGGGGGCGTCGTGGATGAGAGCGGTACTAATAAGCATACAGCCAAAATGGTGCGAGTCGATAGCAAACGGTAAAAAGACGGTAGAGGTAAGAAAGACAAAGCCGAAACTTGATACGCCGTTTAAGTGCTACATATATTGCACAGTTGACAAAAGACTTCTCCGAAAGTTTGACAAAGGAGAACGCATTGACGATGAACACTTTTTCGATGAACACGTTTTTGTTCGTCAAAACACTTGGATAAGGGGGCATTTTAATCCCAATAAAAAAGTCATAGGCGAGTTTGTTTGCAACCGCATTGACGATATGAGAAATGTAGAACAAAAGCCGACCTGCTTGACAGTTGATGAATGGCTGAAATATACGGACGGACACAAAGGCATAGTATACGGATGGCACATCTCCGATCTTGTGATATACGACAAGCCGAAGGAATTGAACGAGTTTTTTCACGCTTGCGACAAGCCGAAAGAAACGGATTGCTCGGCGTGCATTGACCGCAGAGAAAACAAATGCAAAGCTATCAAAAGACCGCCGCAAAGTTGGTGCTATGTGGAAAAGAGGGATTAGAATATGCAGAAGACGAACGGATACGGGTGGTATACGGCAGAGTATTGCAGATCTACGGGGCTGCCAATGTTCAACAAACAAACATATTCCAAAGTATCTGACAAGTATTTTTCAAAAACGAAATGCAAAAAGCTCAAGATGCCCGTAAAAGAGGGCGAAGAGCCTGTTGCATTTTATCGTGTTTACCGTGGATACTGCGGATTATATGCAAGAAGATTATGAAACTGAAAGGCGGCGAGGAGGAATGCCGATCAATATAGAAAAGGAGTGGTGGTAAATGAAAATAGTATATGATGATTTGTTTGAGTTTTCGGAAATTGCTATCCGTTGCAATGATACGGTAAGAAAAGGCAAGTGTTCATATTGCCCATTCTTTGACCGTTGCGAAATAAACGAACCTGAAAACAGACACGTTCAATGCGGTGAGTTAGACCACCCAACCGAGAAAGGCGGTGCGGAGGAATGATAAAATGTTTTTGCGACCGCTGCGGAAAAGAGTGCGTTGAACTAAAAACAATAAAAGTACCAGACAAAAAAACTTCTTTTGGGAACTTTTCAACAAGGGAACTGCAAGTATGTTCAGAATGCGAACGAGAACACATTATTCTGCTTGATAAACTCAGGGATATTAGATTTATCCTTTATGGAGATTTTTGAAAGGCGGTGAGGAGTGAAGGTGACGAGATATACAAAATGTACCGACTGTCCAAAATACAAAAGCTGCGTCATGACGGCGGACTTGCGGATAAAGCGCAAACGCTGCGTTTTTGCGGATAATTCAAAAAAGAAAAAGGGGAACAAGGGATGAAAAAGAAAATTGGTACGATAGTTATCGCCGGTCAGTGCTGGGACGTTTATGCTGCAGATTCGCACGATGCAGAGTTGTTTGCAAACGGCAGTGCTTGCTTTGGCACAACGTGGTACGGCAACTACAGCATATACATAAGCAACGAGCTCTCGGGATCACGTGCTCGTCGGACTATCGCGCATGAGGTGGTTCACGCATATTTGTATTCAACACAGCACAGTATGCCTGAGTCATACACAGAAGAGCAGGTGTGTGATTTTGTGTCAATTTACGGCGAGGGAATATATGGCGAGGCTGATCTGTTGTATAGAAAATTCAAGGAGATGATGAACAATGCCAAGTGAATACGAAATTGCGCTGTTTCATATTTTGCGTGAGCAGTTTTTTGTCAAAAACGGGTTTCATCTTATCATGAGTGATGAAGAGATCGACGCACGTACGCTTGATGCAATGGAGAAGCTCAGAGCAAAGGCCGAGAGTCCGCGCTTGCGTCGGCAATATCTTACGGCAATTAAACGGTGCGGTAAAGACTGCACATAACGGAGGAGATGCGTATGCATTACGATTCTGCACGGACGCTATGTCCGTTCTATATTGACGAGACGGCAAGAAAAGTGTCCTGCGAGGGAGTAGGATGCAACAAGCTCACTCTTGTATTCGGAACTTCTACGGAGAAGATGTCGCATAAGCGGCGCAAGTGCGACGGAGACTACAGGTCGTGCGATATTTATAAGCTCATAAACGGCAAATATCCAAAAAGGAGGTGAGGCGACGTGAGTAGAATGATAAGGCTTGCACAATACATCAAGGATGCGATAGAGGAGTATCCGCGAGCCGCAGAGGATGAAAATATGCTCATAGGTCTTGTGTATGAGCGTTACCTCGGGGAAAAGAAGGCGGATATTTACGGGTTTAAGTACTGCAAGGAAAACCACGATGCGCTTAAATTGCCGTCTCCGGAGCATATTATCAGCGCAAGAGAGCAGGTCATAAAGCTGTACATAAAAAAACGATAGAGAAAACGGCTGTACCGATTGCGAGATGTTTTCGCAGTTGGGACAGCCGTTTTTTTATGCATAGCGAATTGCGTTGTGTTTTTTTTACTTTGTAATATTCACATTTTATTAACATTTAGTGCGGTGACATTCGCCTGTTCGAATGTGCTACATTGAGCGTAGGTGAGCCGCAGGCAAATAGGCGGCGGGGGATGCGGCGGGTAACGGAGATAATACTGCTATCCCAACTCGGCGAGGCGGGGGCGCGCGCGCGGGTTCAAATTATACGCGTGTGCGCGCAAAGGATTTAACGTGCAAAAAGACAAAGAAAGCGCACGTTATAGACAAAAGCGATACAGGAGGTGAGGAGAATATGCCGGAGCTGAAATATAAAAGCGAGGCGGCATTTTTGCGTGCAAGCAGAAAGTACCTTGCCTCGATAAAATTCAAGGTCGAGCGCAAAGACGAGCGCGGAAAGCCGATATATAACATGCTCGGCGAGCCTCTTGTGGTAGAGGAGTATGCCGTACCTCCCAACACTCTTGACTGGGCGCGTTATCTTAAGATAAACAAACAGACGCTTACCCAGGCATACAAGGAGCGGTATCCTGATGCTTACGCCGAGATAAAGGGCGAGCTTGAGGCTTATAACGCGAGAGAGCTTGTAATGCGCGACCGTGTGGACGGTATAAAGTTCAACCTCATCAACAATTACGGGTGGAAGGATTCAAAGCGCATAGGACTTGAAGAGGATACGGCGCAGGCAATGGCTGTAGCTTCAAATACGGATATGTCTCTTGAGGAGAAGCTCTCCCGCATAGAAGAACTGAAAAAAGGTCTTGACGACGGGTGACGGTAACCAATATAGATAAAGCGCTCAAATTGCTTGAGTGGTATACACAGCTGAAGCGCACGACGGTACCTGTATTCTTTCCTTTATATCAGAACACAAGCAGGTATCTCATACTCAAGGGCGGGGGCGGTTCGGGAAAGAGCATTTTTGCCGGGCGCAAGATACTTGAGAGAGCTACAAGCGAGAGGGGACACAGGATCCTTGTTGTGCGAAAGGTCGGAAAGACCCTCAAGCAATCCTGCTGGAAGCAGCTGCTCGGACAGCTCTCACGCAATTATCCGTACCTGCGCATCGGGCGTGATTACACGGTAAACAAGACGGATATGACGATCAGATTTACGGCGACGGAATCTGAGATCATATTCTCGGGAATTGACGATCCCGAAAAGCTCAAATCCATTTACGGGATCACGTGTATATGGATCGAGGAGGCAAGTGAGCTGCTTGAAGCTGACTTCGACCAGCTTGACATTCGTATGCGTGACGAGACGCCGTATTATAAGCAGATCATTGTAACGTTTAACCCGATCAGCGTCATACATTGGCTCAAAAAGCGGTTTTTTGACCGAAGAGATCCTCGCGCGACGGTGTCCGAGACAACGTATAAGGACAATCCATTCCTGCCGCAAGAGGCTATAGATACGCTTGAAGGCTTCAAGGACACAAATCCGTACTATTACACCGTTTACTGTCTCGGGCAGTGGGGTGTTACAGGTGACACGGTATTTGACGGTCAGGCGCTTTCGACAAGACTGACAAAGCTTTTCCCTCCCGTGAAGCGCGGAGTGTTTACTTATGAGCTCGATATCGCCGAGCGCATAAGTACATTTAAGTGGGAGCCTGACGGGTGCGGTTATATATCGATATTCAAGGACGTGGAGCCCGGGCACCCTTATGTTCTCGGAGGAGACACGGCAGGGGATGGCTCGGATGCGTGCGCCGGTCAGGTAATAGACAATTCCACGGGTGAGCAGGTGGCGGTCCTGTGGCGGCAAAAGCTTGATGAGGATGAATATGCAAGACAAATGTACTGCCTCGGCATGTACTACAACACAGCGCTTGTCGGCATTGAGACAAACTTCTCGACATATCCCGTGCGAGAGCTTGAGCGTATGCGTTATCCGAAGCAGTACGTGCGCGAGACGGTAGATAATTATACTCACAAGACGGTGCAGGCTTACGGCTTTTGGACGGATCAAAAGACGCGGCCGCTTCTTATAGCAAAGCTGATAAAGCACGTGCGGGAATATCCATCCGACATCAATCACGAGGGAACGATACACGAGATGCTGACCTTTGTGCGAAATGCAAAGTGGCGTCCCGAAGCAGAGGAGGGAGCGCACGACGACCTTGTTATGTCGCTCGGTATCGCTCATGCGATAAGAGACTCGCAAAGCTATCTTGTTGAAGCGTCTGCGGCTCGCATAGAGTGGTCTGAATCAATGTACGAGGACTACAAGAACGCATCACCAAAGGTAAAGGAATATTTACGCTCGAAGTGGGGAGCTCCCCCGCCGAGACGAAGAAAGAGGTAAGGCTTTATGAACAAAAAAGACAAGGCAAAGCAAAGGCTTGCCGTGTGGCAGGAGCGCTTTCAGAGTGCGCTTAACGCATACTCGGGAGAGCTTGAAAAGATGGACGAGAGGGAGGCTTTATACAAGGGCAGTGACGTGATAAAGCCAGTACTCGAAGGCGAGGACAAGGAAAAGGCACCGCTTGTACGAAACGTAGTAGCGGAAAATATTGAGTCGTGCATCAATACGAATATCCCTGCGCCGAAGGTTACGGCGATAAGGGAGGAGGACGTGCATCTTGCAAAAATGATAGAGGACATGCTTTACTGCGAGCTTGACAGACTTCCGAGCGAGGAATTGAACGATCTTGACGAGAGATTATGCCCTATTCACGGAAGCTCATTCTTTTTGGTTGAATGGGATAATCTCGAAGGATCGCACAGCGAGATCGGAGACGTGCTTCTTACTCAGCTCGGGGCAAAGATGGTAATACCTCAAAACGGTGTCACAAGCTCGGTAGAGGATATGGAGTACTTCTTTGTAAGAGTTCCTCAAAGCAAGGGATACATAAAGCGCAGATACGGTATTGACGTGTCGGATGAGGGTGAGGAGTATCCCGAAATAAGAGGCGACGAGGAATCTCCGAGCGAGGATATGGTAACGCAGATATACGTCTATTACCGCAAT